TCTATTGTTTCTTGATGATCTGCTATGATCTTGTTGAGACGAGTTGTATTGTATGCAATATGTAATATCTCACACGCCTCTTTCTTTGTAATAGGTTTCTCTGCAGCGAGTAGTTCTATTACTTTGTTTATGTTTGCTTCTGAGAGTTTTTCTTCTCTTTTCTTTCTAACTGCCATCTTTTAACTCCAAATGATAGTCATTTAATTCTTTTAATTCTTCTTCGTGCATTGCGCCTAATAAAATAATTGCATAGTGAATAACTTTATATAAGTCTTTTTCATTTTTGCCGTCTTTCTTTCCAAAACGCTGTGCATATTTTATTATATTACCAATACAAAAACCTTCTCCATGCCCATTCTCAAATACTATCTCTGTAGTTTGAGTCTTTGCTTGAGCATAGTGTTGATTATATGTATTGTCTATATACTGTCGTAATCTTGACAGTATTAAATCTTCGTTAAATTTATACACGAGTTATCCTTTTTTCATAGTCGGCATAATCCTCGTTCCACCAATGTGGTTTTTCTCGGTGTGACCAAGAGGCAAAGGTTGCCTTATCTAAATGGTAATAATCTCTGTAGCTTTGTACAGGATTATCGTAATCTCTAAGCTCCTCTGGCATTGCCAATCCGAACTTAGTAAATCCTACTCTTTTAAGATGAACTGGCTCAGGTAGTTTATTTACTACTTCTTCTACAGATTTGTGAAGTTTGCCATATCTATAGTAGTATTCATCATTCAATGCATTTGCATAACAATGAACCCACTCATGGTTGTCCAATGACTCCCTTGCCCAGATTGTGCAGGGATGATTGTACATCATTGGAAGGTAGGGGAAGGGTCGCTCCTCAAGTGGTAAATGCTTAATTTCAGCTTTCACTTTGTTCAGAACTTCTCGTTCGTCTGCATTTAGCGCACGAGGAACATACCCTAGAAACTTGTCAATATAGATTGTTGTACAAAGAATCTGGGCAGCTTCCAGTGGCATCTTAACAATATGTTTGTCAACATGATACTGTGCTGCCTTATCGAGATCCTCGTCTAAGTAAAATAAATTCATACTTTACTTCCAACATTTATAAATGCCACAAAGACCATCTGCATTTTCTGTAGTTTTACAGTAGGGGCAGACCTTGTCTTTCTTGGCTGGTTTGATTTTTTTAATGTCTTTAAACTTTTTCATAACATATATTATACAAAATTTATGAGGAAAAGTCAAGAATTAAATTTTACTAATCTTTTGAGTTTGGTGTTGATTTGCTTGTTCCAGCATATAGACCAAACCAAGCGGCACCAGCACCCACGATTATACTAATAAGTCCTGATTGCTCGAGTGAGGGTTCTGGTAAATCCATAAACCACATAGTCGCATAGTAAAGTAAGAAGATGTAAACACTAAGAAAAGCTCGGGGAAATATCCTCCAGCTATCTACTGCGGCGGCTAAGTGCATCCACTTTTGCCACGGATTTACTTTATCTTCATTTTCTAGCATAAAGATTTTTTGTTTCAGGTCATTGTTTTCCTGAATCATTTCCATAAACTTAGATAAGTCTATTTCTACTTCATTGCGATCCATATCCCCACTAAATTGTCCACTAGGCATGTTCATATCTTATCCTTAGCTATTCTTAGCGCTTTCTTTTGCTTTACCAACATTGATAGCAAACCAGTCAAGAATTTTATATAATTTCCCAACTAACTTATCATCTGCTGGAGTAGGCGTTAACGCTGCTATGATTGAAGCACCCATGACTAACCATGGTATAACTTGAATCCATCCTATAACCCATTGTAAGAATGATAACATTCTCCTCTCCTAATCCTCTTGCGAGGCTTCCCCTAATTAGTAGGGGTCTTTGTAACCATCTATACTAGAAAGACGTAAGTCCTCCCATTGATTTGTATCGAGTCTGTACAGTAAAATTGAATCTGATTCAGACTGTTTGATTACAGCTGGTACAATATCCGCCCTGAGTGTACAGGGTATGCTATATTGTTTCCCAG